CCTGGCCGGTGGCCTTGCTCAGAAGAACAACCACGTCGTTCTGCGCCGCTCCCGCGTAAGGCGCGGCACCGATCACTTTCTGGTTGGACGCGCTGGCGGCGAGCACGCCTGCCGTCTCGGATGCGGAGCGGAAAGTGAGCAGCGAGGCCGCTTTGTCGGAGGTCGCGCTGATGTATTGGACGCGGACCCGGTCCCGCCCTCCAGCGGGGATGACTGCGTGGCTGAGAGTCGTTCCGGCGTCGCCGGTTTTTGCGAATGGAATCATGGTGTGGTTGTCGGTTTGAGGTTACGAGGCGTTGCCTTTGACGATCCGCTTCAGGCCGTTCTTGATGGCGACCTTGAAACCGTAGAGGCACTCCACGGTCACGAAGATGCGGTTGCTGCTGGTCTCGGTGTAGCGGAGGTAACCGAAGGTGAGTCCGGTATCCGGATCGGTCACCGCGCCCGCCTCGTCGTAGTCGGCCACCGGCTGCAAGTAGCGCATGGCCACCGCGAGGCAGCTCGGGTGCGCGGCGAACCCGACCAGCTTCTCGTTGTTCTCCGGCAGGATCGAGGTTTCGTAAACGTCGAACCCGGCCAGACGGCGGATGAGTCCTTCGACCACGCTGGGTTGCGCGATTGGCGTCACGAAGCTCTTGGCCACGATGTCGTCACCGAGCAAATTGGTGAAGTAGGCCCCGTCGAGCACAAGCGCACGGTCGCCCACAGGCATCTTGGCTCCCGCGCAGGCTTCGCGGACCCCGAGCACCTTTTTGTAATCGAACGCGGTGGACGCGAGCGCCGGGATGGCCGGCGCGCCGTAGTTCTCCTGGGTGACCTCCGAGAAGATGTCTTGGAGCACGTCCTGCGCGAGCTGTTTGACGGCGCTGGCCACGAGCGCCTCGAGCACGTTGAGCGCCGTCTCGGCCGCCTCGCGGGCGGTGACGTGGACGGTCTTGAACTTGTGCCGGTTGAGCGTGACCGGAGCGACGTCGATGGTCGAATCGGCATTCGCCGTGTAGCTCCCGGCAAAGTCGCTCGCGGCGGAAGGTGCTCCGACGATTGGCACCCGAACCGTATCGAGCTTGTCGGCGGGCTCCGGCGAGAAGTTGGACGAGAACGCCCGCATGGGCAGGAGCGTCGCCATGAACGGCTGGAGAGCCGCTTGGGCGACCTTGATGTCTTTGGCGTTGGTGAGTGTGTTGGGCATAGCGTGTTACTGGTTGGCGGTGCTGGAGAGGATCTGGGCCTGCTGCTGGGCGGTGAGGGACCGCCAGAAAAGGGTTTGTTCTTTCGGGTCGCAGATCGCCCTGAACCGGGCGACGAGGTCTTCGGTCTGACGGTCGCCCTTGGGCGTGACCGGGGCTGGAGCGTGCGTCCCGGTGGAAGCGACAATTTCGACGGCGCGTTTCGAGGCGCGGGTCTCGATGTCCTGCTCGCGGGCTTCGAGGTCTTTGTTGCGTGTGGTGAGCGTCGCGAGCTGTGCCTCGCTCTCCGCCTTCTGGCCGGTGAGCGATTCGATGCTCTGGCGGGCACCGATCAGATCGGCTTCGAGCCGCTCGCGCCCGGCCTTCGCCTCGGCGAGTTCGGCGTTCAGCGATTCCGCCTTGGTCGCGGCTTCGGAAAGGAGCGCTTCGCGGGCCTGCGCGTCGGCTTCGAGCTTTGTGACTTTGGCCGCTGCATCGTCGGTGCGGGTTTGGAGGTCGGCCTTGGCGGCATCGAGCGCTGCGGCGTGCGCGGTTTCCATCTGCGCGATTTGCAGCCGCGCCTCTTCGAGTTCCTGGTCGAGGGTTTTCATCTCGCCCCCAGTTCCCGTGTCAACCGCACGGGCTGACGGAGCGGCGCTCCGAACGTGCAGCGAACGCAACCGCCCGAGCACTTCGTCCCGGTTTTTGGCCATCCCCGCGAGGTTGAACCGCATCGCTTTCCTGGCGGAAAACGTCTGGCCTTCCATCGCTTCCGCCGGGATCTTCCGCCCTCGCGCGAGCACCGCCGCATGAAAGTCGGCGGCGATTTCCTCGACATCGGACTGGAGCCACTCCCTCTGGTCGTCGGTGAGCGGCACGCCGGGCGTTCCCGCGCTCTTGTATTTTCCTGCGGCGAACACCTCGACCTTGATTCCCTCGCTGCGCATCGCCTCGCTCGAGTCGATCACCGGAAGGATCACGCCAATGGAGCCGACCCGTGCGCTCGGCGTGGCGTAGATGGCATCGCACTGGGATGCGATCCAATAAGCGGCGCTGCACATCTGGCCCGCGCTGAACGCATAGACGTATTTCAGTCTCGAAAGGTCGGCCACGGCCTGGGCCAACTCGGGCGTGCCGTTCACGCTCCCGCCGGGGCTGTCGATGTCGAGCAGGACCGCCGAGACATCGGGGCGTTCTCCCGCCTCGGCAACCGCTGCGATGAGTTCATCGGTATCCGTCGCACCGAACAGGATCTGCGCAATAAGACCGGGTTTGCGGATGATCGGGCCGCTGATCGCGATCACCCCGATGCCATCCTCGATGCCCAGAAGCGGAGATTCCGCCTCGGGCGCGATCCGTGCCGGTGCCGCGTCCAAGAACGAGCGGGACGCAGCCACCATCGCGGCGTGTGCCTCCGGTGTGATGAGCCAGGGTTGTTTGAGAAAAAGGACTTCGGCGGGTTTCACAAACCCGTGCGCGATGTCAATCAACCGCCCTGTCGGACGCCACCGGAGGAGGGCGCGTCTTCCGATTCACCAACGACAGGCGTGGCATTGGTCCCGCCGCCCGGCCGCCAGAGCATTTCGAGCGGGATGCTGTATTCGGCGGCGAGATCGAGGATGCGTCGGGCGTTCTGCGCCCTGATCCGCATCTCCTCCTCGAAATCCATACCCTGTTCCGCGAAGTGTTCGCTCAGCGTCTTGAGTCCCATCTCCACGTCTGCCCGGTTCTGCTGGGCTTCGCGGCCCGCATCGACCGTGATCCGGCGTGGGGTCGTCGCGCTCACCCGGTGCCAGTTCTTCACGAACGGCAGCGCGCCGGTCCGGATTGCATCGGCGATCACGAAGGCCCAGACCGGGCGGATGAACCGCTGGATCAGGATGAGTTGGCGGAATGAAAATCGGCGGTCTGCCTTGGCCACCACGAGCCGCACCCCCGCGCCTCCGATCTTTGAGGAGTCGGCAGCGAACTCGAACGGCAACACGCCGAGCGCGGAATCGCGGCGGAGATGTTCGAGGAACCCGGTGAACGTCGGGCTGGGACGATTGGACTGGAAGCTGTCGAGCGATTCGTCGGGCTTTAGTGCTACGAGCTTGCCGCCGACGATCCTCTGGAGCGCCGCCGGGTCGCTGGCTTCCTGACCGCCCGCCGTTCCCGAGCCGAGTGAGAAATCCCCGTCGCCATCCGCCTCGCCCCGCGCGGTCTTGAGCACGCGGGCCACGTCGGCGTTGTCCTTCACCGCATGTTTCTCCAGTGCAAGCAATTCGATCTCGTCGAGGATGTGATTGATCGAATGCTGGATCGTGGCCGGGTTGCGCACGGCGGAAACCGATTCCGGCTCGAACACATGCAGGACGCCAGAGGCCAACAGATCGCGGTGCGTGCCGTCGTCGAGGAGCAAACGGTAAAAAACGGGCGCTCCCACCGCGTCGAGCCCGATGCCGTCCACGGTTTCGGCGCCTCCGGCCTCGTCGCCAATCCTGTGCGCCTCGATCAACTGGAGCGCCGGACGACCGAGCGGGTCTCGGGTTTTATGGATGAAGTATTCGCCATCCACGTCGATCCCGCGGCAAACAAGGCTCTGGCATTCCTCGAACGAGAACCGGCCCGTGACCTCGCATCGCGCCGACCAGTTGGCGAAATGTTCCTCGGCGGCACGGTTCCATTCCTGATCGGGCGATTGGGCCTGCGGCTTGATCCCGTCGCCGGTCGAGTAGATCGCCATGTTGCCGACCAGCTCGCGGACGAACCCCGAGTTCTTTTGCAGGTAACGGGAGCGACGGACAAGCTCCGAGCGGATGCCGGGCGTCAGATCGAGCTTCGCGTCGCGCGGGGCCGAGCCAGGAACGCGACCGCGCCGGGGCGACGGGTTGGCCGATTCGTAGGGGCCGAACCAGGCGCTGGGCAAGAGCCTGCTGATAGTGGCAAGAAACCGGTTCATTTCGGGAGGTAGCCGGTGACGCCGGAAACGGCGGTGGTCCGTCGCGGCCCGAAGGTCGCCGGATCGAGGACGCGCAGCGCGTGGGCGCATTCTTCAAGCACGTCCTGCACTTGCATGGGGAATTGTTTCGTGACGGACGACCCGCTGTCGCCCCACGACATCACGGTCTTGCCATCCATGAGCATCTGCTTCGCCTTTGCCTGGATGGCGAGCACCTCGGCGACGGTGAATCCGGTGGTGAATAGTCCGCAGGCCATGACACGGTTACTCTGTTTCCAGCCAGCGGGGATCGAACGGGCGATTCATGGCGCGATCTATTTGGTATGCGGTCCACGCGTCCCGGACGGACGCGCATCCCGAACAGGAGAGGACGAGAACGGCAAGCAGCAGGCGGATCATGCCTCCGCGCACCATGTCAATCGGAGGACCCGCACCCGGGTTCGAACCGGATGCGGGCAGCTTTACTCCGTGGGCGTGGGCGGGGCGTCCGGCGCGGGGACCGCGTCCGGGACGATGTCGTCGAGCTGCTTGGCGCTCGCTTCGATGGCCGCGAGGGCCGTCTCAGCTTGCGCGGGCAGTTCGACGTCCGCCAGTGCTTCACGGAGGTTCCCGATCTCGGTCACGATTTCAGCCGACGCTTTCTTGAGCGTCGCATCCACCGCTTCGAGCCGGGAGGCGATTTCGGCGAGTTTAGCCATGATCGTTTCCTCCAGTTGTTGGATTTGGGAGATGACCGTCTCCCTCTGCGGTTTCCGCCACCTGGCGAGAAAATGGAACATCGAGAACATTGGTTCAGGCTGCGGCGGTGAAGTCGCGCAATGCCGTGTTGCGGTTGAGCCAGCCTTTGAGGAACTTCGCTTTTCGGCCCTTGGCGATATTCCGGTAGAACGTGGCGCGGCGCGCGACTAGCTTGGCGGCGAGCGCTTCCGCGTCCGTCTCGCCTGCGGCTTTGAGCGTCACCGGGCCGATAAAGCCGTCGGCCTTGACGCCCAGCACCTCCTGCAGCCATTTCGCCGCGCGGGCCTTGCCGTTGTTCACCGCGATGTCGAAGACGACTTCCCCGACCGGGATCGGCAATTCATGAGCGCGGACCGGGAGCCAGTAATCCCGGTGATAGATCGCGGCGGCATCGGCCTTGGTCAGCTTCCGGATGTCCAGATGGGGGTGCGAACGCTGGTCGATGCCGAACTTGGTCAGGCCGCCGGGATCGTCGGGATCGTTCTCCGCGACCGGGTTTCCTTTCCGGTCGAATACCGTTTCCCATTTCAGAACAAAATCGAGCGCGCGACCGAAGCGCGGGCTCTCGATGGATGCCTCGGGCTTCATTTGCGTGGATCTGCGGGTTCCGCCCGCTTCGCTTGGATTTCATCGACCCGCCCGCGAAGTTCACCACGGAGGTCTTCGATCTCCCGGAGCGAAGCCGGGGAGGCTTGCAGGAAGCGAAGGATGAATCGCAACATCGCCCACAACGCGAAGAGCGCAGCGGTGACCTTGCCGCTCACGCTGACCGGCAGCAGGTCGGAGAGTTCGGCGAGAGCGTTGATGGCCGCACCCGCGATGAGGAGAATTTCAACCTTGGAGAATTTCACTTCGCACCGCCTTTCAGCCGGAGGCCGATGAGCACGATCTCGACGATGGCCCGGATGATCTGGGTGCCGATCTCCTTGCGGTTTTCGGGGATCAGGTTGCCGACACGTTCGAGGACGTATTCGAGCTTCTGAGTGCCCGTCATCGAGCCGTCTTTGAACTTCGCCAGCTCGAACCCGGAGACCAGCCGCTCGATGGTGGCCCAGATGTTGCGGAGGGTGGCCATGTCGAGCCGGGCCAAAGCGGCGAACGCGAATTGGAGGATGGTTTTCATTGCTCCCCCGCGAACGTGTCAATTGCGCTGCCGGCCAGCCCTCCGACGACGTCGGTGATCTTCCGCCCGAGATCGAAGATGCTCCAGACGCGGATCGCCTCTTTCGGGCCTGTGGAATTGTCGAGCTTGCGGACGGTCACGGTCGCGCCGCTGGCCGCCGTGAACGTGATCTCGTCAGCGTTCGAGCTGCTCACGAACGCGGTCAGCGGAGGTCCGCCTGATGGATTCGGGCGCTCGATGATGGCCGTGGCGCAGCCGGAGAGGGAGAGAACCGCGAGGAGCGAGAGTGCTTTCACGCCTCCGGCGGCGCGTCAACCGGGCAGGACTCCGGCACCGATTCCCTGCCGACAATTTTGAGCATTGTCGCCGCGGCGGCCTGCATCGCCTCGCAATCGAAGTAATGATTCGGGCGGCTCCCGATCTGCTTCCAATACCAGACACCCTTTTCTTTCACCCGCTGTTCACCCTCCATCTGGGCGAGGTAATCGTCGTCGATGTCGTCGGGAACCTCCCACGTCGCCCCTCGTTCCGGGTCTTGGTTTCGCCGCAACCGGGCGAGCGTGTCCTTGATGTTCAGGTTCGACCAGTAGTGGACGAAACAATGGCGGTTGTGCGCGATCACGACCTTGCGGCGTGGGGAATAGAATCGCTGGATGGAGCGGCCTTCGCGCACGCGGTGAACGAACGTCGCGCGTCGGTCGCCGATCAGCGCGATCCAGCCCCTCCCGGAGCATTCCCGATAAACGTCGTAGGTCGCGTGGCCGGCGTCGAGGAACACGAGGCTCGGGTGAATGCCGAAGCGTTCCTGCAATGCGTCGATGTCGTGCCAGGAGAGGATGCGCTCGTTCCACACCAGCCGGGAGGAGCCGTTTGCGCTCCATGCCCTGATGACGGCAAAGAAATGATCCATCTGCACGTCCACGGTCAGGATCACGAGTTGGGTGGCGACTTCGCCTGGCTCGTAGGGTGCTCCCACGATCCGGCCGCGCGCATCCACCCCGGCGGTGTCTTCCCATGATTCGCCCTTGTGGTAGCCGGAGCGGACGATCTCCAGTTTGTAATCCTCGACGTATTCGCGCCAAGGCAGGCCGAGCCGCTTCTGGTAAAACTGTTGCAGAAGCGATGCATCCCCTTTGCGGGCGGCGTGCTTGGCCCGGAGATAGAGTTCGGCGAGCTTGCCCCAGCTCATGGCGCAGAGGGCATTCCAGTGAAATCCGACCGATTCCTTCGCGGCTTTCGGGTTCATCGGAACAAACTTCCCGGTGGCATTGAGTTCCCGTCGGGTTCGGTCGGAATCCTCGAAGTAATGGTTGCAGGACTCGCACCGGAGAGCGGCAGTGCGGTTCACCTCCGCAAAATCCCATTCCCCATGTTCATCCCGGGCAGACTTGCTCCACTCGACGCATTCCCATTTGAACGGCTGGCGATGCCCGCACTTCGGACAGGTGAACGTCCACTCCCGCTGGTCGGTGGTAAGGAATTTCCGATGCGTGTCGTCGTCCTCCTCGCCGCCCTGGCTCATGAACACGCACTTGCCCAGCCAGCCGAACGCCGTGACGCGGGCCTCGGCCTCGGCCATGTGCCCGACCGGCCAGCGCCATGTTTCGTCGCCGATGAGCCAGCGGATTGAGCGCCGCTGGAGGTTGGTTTTGTTGTGCGCCCCGAGAATCCAGAGCGTCATCCCGTTGGCGAAATGGATCGTGTGGTTCCGGCGCTTGTGCCGGTTCACGCCGGTCGGCAGCAACCGCCGCACCGGCTCGCATTCCTCGAAGAGTTTCTGGAGCCGGGATTCCGACTGGTCTTTGGCATCCTCGTCCGTCTGGTCGAGCCACAGGGTCGGCCCCGGCAGATTGGCGATGATGTAGGAGAGCGTGATCTCCGGGGCCATCGTCTTCGCGGACTGGACGCTGGCGATGATCGACACCAGGCGGATTTTCGGGTCGATGACCGCTTCCATGACCTCGCGGATTTGCGGGGAGTTGGCGATGCGGAACCGGCCCGGCGTCGGCGAATACGGGATCGAGGTGATGTGATCCTCCGCCCATTGCCAAACGGGGCGGCGGTCGGGCGGCTGCCATGCGTCGCGCCAGATGTCCCGCAGAACTTTCATGATTGGTGAAGCGCACGAAGCACCTCGTCGATGGCCTTGCGGCACTCCGCTTGGATGCCGGTTGCATCGAGGCCGGAGAGCACGGGCGGCAATTCATTTTCAAATTTGGCCCGGAGGATCGCCGTTGCCTGAGCGACCAGCCCGATCCACTCGGAGCGGACATCCTCGACCCGGATGTAATCGCCCTTCTTGATCGCGACCTTGATCTCCCTCTCCTCGACCTCCGCCAGGAGTTTTCGCGCCTTGAGCGCCTCCTCGTTGTGCGGGGCGGGCTTGGTCGTGCCCTTGAATCCGCGCACCCGGACGAACTCCCGCCAGTCGGCCACGGACCACAGTCCGTTGGAAGCGGCTTTCGGCGCGCCGTCGAGCTTCTGCCATGAGTTGAGGGTCCGCCGGGTGACGCCCAGCAGGGAAGCTAGTTCGACGAGGTTTTTCGCGTAGGCGGTGCTGTCGGTGCTGCCGGCGGCGCGCGCTTCGATCCGTGCCCGCTCGGCCACGGTCAGCGGTTTTCCCGCCGCGACCTTCTTCACGATGTTCTGAAAGTCGGCGTCGAGGATCTTGCCCGCGAGTTCGGCGGAGATTTCCGGCTGGTCCATGCCGGAAGGCTGGCGTCAACGTGCTACGCCTTCACCGCGACCCATCCAGAAAAATTCAGGTAGCGCCAGAAGCAGTCCACTTCCGAGAAGCCGCACTGGTGGAGAAGTTGCTCGTTCCATGCGGCCGTGACCGGCACGAGGACACCTT